GCATACGATGTGAGCTTGCCCTCCAACGCGATGAACGCAGACATTGACCTCGCACCTGCTTCGCCGATAGTGCCTGACAGACCGACCATTAATGCGTTCTCCGTGATGCTATCTCTGCGGTTCACGATGACAGATGCCTTCGCAAGACTTCGGGGTGACACGAACTGCTTATTAGTCGACGATGGTTTGAAGATGTACTCGTTGTCCTTCTGATCGGGGTCAAGGTATGACTTGAACGCTTTGGGGTTCATCGATGCCCATGCCCTCACAGGTCGTGCGATGCCGTTGTTGGTTGCCCATATGTTCCACTCCGTGTGGTTCGGCTTGCGCATATTGATCACAGTCACGCGGTTACCTGCATGAGCGAGCATATTGTCACCGACACCATCTGATGAGTTGTTACTTGTACCGAACAGCAATGACCCCTCGGGTAGTGGCTCGTCGCCCACAGTTCTCTCAAGCATCATCCTAGTGAAGATGACCTGCAAGAGCTTGGGAGCTTTCATAAACTCGTCGAGCATGATGACCTTCTTGCGACCATTCTTGATCTTGAATAGATCGGATACATAATACTCAAGCGACTTGGTATCATGGTTCGGTATGGAAGCCGCAACGTCCATCATATCTTTAACAGGACAGTCGACATAGATGTAGTCGTACCCATCGCCCATCTCAGCTTGCAGAGTCTTGAGTATGGTTGACTTGCCGACCCCAGGTTCTGAAACAACGACAGGTGTGATTTGATCTGCCATCGCTTTGATGAAGTCCTTTGTCTCGTCGATGGACATGGTAAGAGAGAAGTTGATTTGTGACATGATTTGCCTTTCGGGTTGATGTGAATGATTAATTAAAAGACAGTGGCGCGAACTTAGACAGTATGTCGTCGACGTCGTTCTTCACCACACTACGAACATATGAACTCTCACGCAGATCGTCCACAGTTACATCGCGCAACGCGTTCTCTAAGCGTTGTCGTGCTTCCTCCAGTTGAGGATTGTTTGTAAGATTAAACTCTTTGAGGGTTACGCATATCTCCTTTGCTTGGGTTACAGTTGTGTCGTATATCTTCTTGCGCTTGACCTTGCCGTCCTCGTCGGGTGTGGCTTCGGTACAAGCATTGCTTATGCGAGACGCGATCTCCAAGAATCTCTCGCTTGCATCTGTCATTACGTTGTCGATGATCTCTGCCACTTGGCGCTCATAATGGTTCTTTAAGTCTTCGGCTATGACCGATGAGATACTTGATCTGAAGTCGTTCTTGGGCACAGTTGTGACGAACAACTTAATGCGGAACTTCGAACGTACGTTCGCAACATCAGGATACTGACTTCTATCAAACATATCTCCCTGCTTAAAGGCGGCATCGCTCACGATCTGAGGATACTTCGCAATGAACACATCGAGCAGTTTATTGAACTCGACCTCATGCTGATTGAATTCCTTCATAAACTTCTCAAGGTTAACAAGTGGTAGCAAACGACTAGACCCTGACCAGTCGTACGTTGAACGCTGAAGCCAGTTATAAACTGTCTGCCGATAATTCATCAGCGCTTTGTGTTCGGGTGAACTGGAGAGCAAGTTCTTGGTGAACTTACCTGCTTCTGAATCTGCGTTCTTCATCGATGTGACCTCGTTTGATATCGCGCGGTCTTGCTTGGTCGCAGTCCACACATTGACTTCAACTGAGACAATATGTGCTGACGATGAAAGGGAGATGATCTGCTTGGGTTGCGATAGTTCGAAATTCATAATTATTCCTTCGTGTTTATGTGAATGATTGTTTAGTGGATTGCTTCGTCTGAGTTATCAATGAGCAGGTCGTAGATGTGTGAAGATGCTGACATCAAATCTTCTTTGGATATATCCATCTCGATTGCGGATTGAATGTACATACGAGACAGTACAGTCAAGACTAATGCCATTGATTCCCCATCTAGTGCTTCACCGATCTTGTGTGCAAGTTCTGTTGCTTGGTTTATTTCTTTTTCAATGTTCATTTGTAATATCCTCCCTTGTTGTTAATACCTTTTAAGTCTTCCCGATTCGTCACGAGCATATAGTTGCTCTTGTGCATAGGCACGATGGTGTGCTTGCGAGTCTGTGCTTCCTCCTCGCCACACCATAGACAGATGTTGTACCCTGCGTTGGCACGCTTGGGCGAAAATGTATCGCCACAACGCACGCACATTGGCTTCATGCGCTGAGTCATAGTTAGTCCATCCTGTGAGTCTGAAGTGGTAATGTGACGATCTCGTAAGAATTGCTTTGTCCAAGCTCTTGCGCATCGCCCTGTATGCAGAGGTGCATCTCATACTCTGCGGTCATGCGGTCAACATATGTGTCTACTGGCTTGCCGTTGCACATGAGGATATGCACCTTGGGTTTGATGGTTTCGAGTACTCGACGATCTTGCTCGTTGGTATCGATTAGAAGACTTTTTAACTTTCCCATACTGATTCCTTTACTGAATGAATTCGGGTCGACCCGAATGACTAAATAAGAACTGACTGTGGATAGTTCCCCACCCACAACTACATTGTATCATAACTTGACACATAACACAACATCGTTAAAGAAAATACTTATTCATCTGATCCGTCCTCGATCCACTTCTGTAACACCAATGCAGATGCATAGATGTGACCCTCGCCACCACCATCGCGCAACTCGTGTTCGTATGAGTCCGCTTCTGTGTCGAGCACATAGCTCACCACATCGTTAAGCGCATTGATCTCAGCTTGAGACATTCTCATTAAATAGACTTCCATGATTGATCCTTTATTGATTGTTTAATTGATACTCAAGTTCGCACAAGAGCATATCTTGGAACTCATCGTCCTCGTCGGTAATTAGTCCGTCGGGTGAGTCCGATTCGATGATCCGCAATCCGCACGATTCACAATCGCTTTCCAGCGTTTGCTCATCATGAAACTCATCGAAATTGAAATCGGGGTCGCATACGTTGATGCGATAGTATTCAGCATCGCCATCGAATGACTTGAATGTGTTGTAGTCCACAATGAATTGATCGACTGATCCATTAATGATTGCTTTGTCCATTGTGGGAATAGTTGGAACGTAGCGCTTTGCTTTGCGCATGATGCGTGGGGATATAACAAAGTTTGCTTGCATGATTCTCTCCTGTTGAATTCGGGTAGACCCGATGGGTTAATTAAGACGTTGATCAAAGTCTTCTCTGACCAACGAATCCATTGTATCACAACTTGACACTTTATGGTAGGGGTTTATGGACGAATGTCAAGTTTGTCCAAAAAAATTGGAACTTGGAATAAGGGACTGGAATATTGGAATGATGAAAAAAGTAGTAGTAATGGTTTAGTTTTTAGAGTGTTTTCTTTGTTTTTATTATTAAATAATAATACTAATATATTATATATTTATATATATTCCAATATTCCAATAAATATTTAGTGAACGTCTGGATTGGAGGTGTTTTGTCTTGGAGGGGGAAATATGCTATTAGGGGAGTTTTGTTTAGCAGAAAGTTGCACCACGAAAAAGAGACGAGAGAACAGATATGCTCTCAAAGTCCGCCCTACTTTTTTTTGACTGGAATTTTGGAATAATTTGGTCAAAAACCCCATTTTTCCCTTTAAAATCAAGCACTTACGCGGTTCCAATTTTTTCTCCGAAATTGGAACGACTTTACACTTTTTCAGAATTGAATACTTTCAGCGTACACGCGAATTGGAACTTTGCGCACACGCTTGCGCTCAGGACTTCTTCTAAGCAAACAGGAAAAAGAACTCTGATTCCAATATTCCAAAACGTGATTCCAATATTCCAGCGTGATTGGAATCTTGGAACTTCGGGTCGACCCGAAGTCTTATTTAAGCAAAGCCTAGCTGAACGCACACGCAGACACGCGCGACGACAAATAACTGGTATCAAAAAATTTTGGGCGAAAAAAAACCCCTAGCCATTTCTGACTAGGGGTAAGTACTTAGCTAATTACTTTTTAGTGTAGACCTTAAAGAAAGCCTCTTTAGCCATTCGGTACATTACTTCGTCCGCTGTAACATCACCATTGGAAACAGAGAGTTTTACTTTCTTATCTAAGCCACCATTTTTAACACCATCACCGTTAAAGATTTTCTCTATTGCTTGCCTAAAATTATCATTAGGCTTTCTCTCTTTCGGTTTATCACCGTTTAAGATTTTATTAGCGCATGATGCTAATGATTTAAGGCATTCGCTCGCATACTTTGAAAATGCTTCGCGTCTATCTTTAACTACAGTATGCAAGGCTTTATCGGTTTCCCGTAATTTGCCAAAATCATACGTTGACAATGAGAGAGCATAATCTACAGTGACGTTAATTGTAGGTTTACCCTTGGGCGCGTCCTCCAATGCTTTAATAGGTATTAAATCAGTTTCACTATAGTAAAAATACTTATTACCTACGTTTTCATTGTTTTTACGTTGAAAACCTACATACAAACTACGCTTAGTTTCCTCTGTAATTTCATTAGGAAACTTAGAATCTTGAGACATTACAAATCTTGCGATAGAGTAATTACCGTCTAAATTAGATGCGGTCTTATATCCCGCGTCCTCCAATGAAACAATAGATGAAACTTCAAGAGATGGTATAGCCTTAGCTATTGGGGTTTTTACTTTGCTTTGCATAGCATTTTCCTTTTCAAGTTTAATGAACAAAAATACGCCACCACGATTAGTGGCGTAAGAGAATTATAGCACAAACTATTCATTTCGGGTTGACCCGAACAGTTATATAAGGGCAAGCCTACGCGCTTGGACTCGCACGCCCATCTACGCGCGGCGACACATAACTGGTATCAAAGGGAGGACTAGCCTCCCAATGATCAGTGGAAATACCACGGAGGCAACAAGCTAAACTCACTGCCGTTGGTCTGAGCGTCAAACATGGCGCACCGCACATGGGCACGCCAGATGTTGATCTGGCCTGCCGTCATGTTAGTCCATCCTTTCTAGTTCTATAGCCAGTGTGTTCATTAACACATGGACCGCTGTTAGTACTGCGGTTGGGTTCTCACTGGCCTTTGCGATTTCTACTACATATTCATATGCGTCTTTAAGTTCATCACAATCTCCAAACAATGGGTTGTGAATCATATGTGCTAGTTCGTTTGCTGTCATATTGTTCTCCTGAAGTTAAATAAGACAGGGGACTGTCACTCCCCTGTTGACTGATTAGTCGCAGACTATTTCGAATTTCTCAACAGTCTGTAGTTCCGTACCAACTAAAACCTTACGGCAAGTTGGACTGTCGCTCTTCACATAAGCGCTGACAACCGCTGAGTGAGTGCTTGAAGTGAACCGATAATCCCTGTTGATGGATGCGGCCCAGTCTTCGGTCTTCATGTCGTCCATTGTCTCTGCGAGATGGTCTAGAACTCTCATCAACCTATCGTCCTTGAAGGACTCTAGGTCATGCATCGAGATGTAAACGTGAGGCAAACTGTTGTTTGCCATCAAGTACATACGATCGTCGCCAGTAATTAACTTATCTAGCGATCTGAGCACTTTGCCGATCATCTTGCGGTTGACCTTTAAGACGTTTAGGTTTCGTGTGGCATGAGCCACTGAACGGTTTTCATTTTCGATTGCCTGTTCGTAGGCTTTTGTTGCTCTGCTTTGCATAGCGTTTCCCTTTCTGTGTTAATGAACTTCTATCGCATCACAACAGGATCGCTGTGATGTGATTAAATTATAGCATAACTTGACACTTTCCCGCCCCCTACCGCCCCCCGCCACCCCCACCCCCCGCTTTTTGGATTGGGTCCCATCTGCCCCCCATACCCCAAGATTTATACAAATAGCCCATTATTTTTTCAAATATTAGAAACACCCCCCTTGATGGAACCAAAACTCTGTATATAATATGTGTAAACTACGGAGTGCCACCCTTTCCTCCCATGATAGAACTCGTTCCAGAAATCGATTCCGATATTCCAATTCCAGCCTCTGCCCTAGAAGCTATGCCCGAGCTTTCTCCTCAAGAAGAGTTAGATATGAGGGCTAGGACAGTTAAGATGATTTCAGACTTAACTGGCAATCCAATTGAACCCACCGAAGATGAAAAAGATGTGGCTCGTCACGCTGTACAAAATGTATTATCAAAACCTGATGCAGCAGCGCAGATCGCAACCTACTCTAGCCCCACAATTGCATACCTTGCCGGTATGGTCGCGCAACACGATTCTTATCTTGTCAAAGACCTAGCCGAGTTAAAGAAGTATGTGGTTAATAATTTAGTAGCAGAAACCACAAGCCCCGATCCTAAAATTAGGATGCAAGCATTACGCGCTTTAGGGGAAGTCGATGGTGTCGATGCATTCAAGAAACGCACAGAGACTACTATTAAGCATCAGTCTATTGAAGAAGTTGAGAACGAACTTTTTGAGATGTTGTCTAAGCTAGAGAGCAGAACGATCAACGTTCAAGCGAAAGTAATACATGCGCCTCAAACTTGAACAGATAAAAGCTATTCAAGAAAAAATCCCGTTCATGCAGGACGAGGAGAAACGCAAGGCTAAAGATTTAGTGAAAAAATGGTATGCTGAGTCAACTCAAGAGGTTGGCAAGGATGATTTTCTCACGTTCATTGATCATGTATATCCAGGGTACAAAGTCGGCCCCCACCACAAACGTCTGGCGAAGATATTTGAAGAAATCGCAGCGGGTCGAAAGAAAAGGGTTATCGTCAATATTGCACCAAGGCACGGCAAATCCGAAATGATTTCTTATCTTGCCCCAGCGTGGTTCTTGGGCAAGTATCCACATAAGAAGATCATCATGTCTTCCCACACGGCGGATCTGGCGGTGAACTTCGGACGGCGCGTTAGGAATCTGGTGGGATCAGATCAATATAAAGATGTGTTCCCAAATGTAGAACTGCAAGCTGACTCAAAGTCGGCATCACGCTGGGGGACTAACTTTAATGGTGAGTACTTTGCTATTGGCGTTGGCGGTGCTCTCGCTGGTCGGGGCGCTGATCTCTTCATTATTGATGACCCTCATTCCGAGCAAGAGGCCAAAACTGGCAGACCGGATGTTTTTCTTCCTGCTTGGGAGTGGTTCCAGTCTGGCCCTTTGCAGCGCCTTATGCCTGGTGGTGCAATCATTGTTGTGATGACTCGCTGGTCTAAGTTGGACCTGACAGGGCAGATATTGAGTCAGATGGAGAAGGAAGAGGACGTTGATCCTTGGGAAGTCGTAGAGTTCCCTGCCATCTTGAACGACAAACCGCTATGGGGGGACTTCTGGTCAATAGAAGAATTGCTCTCCAAGAAGGCGGGTATGGACCCAAGGTATTGGCAAGCCCAGTACATGCAGAACCCTGTGTCAGAAGAGGGCGCTCTAATAAAGAGAGAGTGGTGGCAGATATGGGACAAGGATGACCCACCGATGTGTGAGTTCACCATTATGTCACTGGACGCCGCGCAAGAGGCCAACAACAGAGCTGACTACAACGCCTTGACAACGTGGGGGGTTTTCTTCAATGAAGAGACCAACAACTACAACATCATCCTGCTCAACTCGATCAAGAAAAGGATGGAGTATCCTGACTTAAAGAGACTGACGCTAGAGGAGTATAAAGAGTGGCAGCCTGATGCGTTCTTAATAGAGAAGAAGTCAAACGGGTCGTCTCTTTACCAAGAGTTTAGGCGGATGGGTATCCCCGTTGGGGAGTTTACACCGGGTAAAGGGCAGGATAAGATAGCTAGGGTCAATGCTGTATCGGATTTGTTTGCGAGTGGGATCGTCTGGGCCCCCAATAGACGCTGGGCAAAAGAAGTTATTGAGGAATGTAATGACTTCCCAAGTGGTACCAACGATGACTTGGTTGACTCAACAACACTGGCATTGATTAGATTTAGGCAGGGCGGCTTCATCAAGCTGCCCACAGATGAACCTGATCCGATTCAGATGTTCAGAAGCAAACGTAACCAAGGGTATTACACCGTTTAAGGACACAAGATGGCAACGAATATCGACAAAGCATTGTATCAGGCGCCTATGGGCATGGGCATGGACGACGGAGAACCCATAGAGATCGAGATCGAGGACCCCGAGAGTGTGCATTTGGGTCTTGGAGACATCGAGATTGACCTAGAACCCAAGAAATTTAAAGATTCAGGTGAGGATTTTGATGCCAATTTAGCCGATTTTATGGATGAATCGGAGCTTGATAGCTTGGCAAGTGAGCTGATTGAGGACTTTACCAAGGACAACGGCGACAGAAAAGACTGGATACAGACTTATGTTGATGGTTTGAAGCTGCTTGGGTTGAAATATGAGGAAAGAACTGAGCCTTGGAACGGCGCATGTGGTGTTTTCCACCCCATGTTGACTGAATCTGTGGTCAGATTCCAGTCTGAAGGCATGATGGAGACGTTTCCAGCCGCTGGACCCGTCAAAACACAGATTATTGGCAAAGATACGGTCGAAAAAGAGGACGCAGCAGCCCGTGTCAAGGCAGATATGAACTATCAACTCACTGAAGTGATGCCTGAGTACCGTCCAGAGCATGAGAAGTTGCTTTGGAACCTCCCATTAGCTGGTTCAGCGTTCAAGAAAGTCTATTATGACCCCAGTAAAGGTCGACAAGTCGCTATGTTCGTTCCTGCTGAAGATATCGTTGTTCCTTATGGTGCATCTAGCCTATCTTCTGCTGATCGCGTCACTCATGTCATGCGTCGTACGAAGAATGAGTTGATGAAATTGATGGTGGCAGGGTTCTATAGAGACGTAGATTTGGGTGAACCCTCACATGAGTTAGACGATATCGAGAGACAGAAAGCCCAAGAGCAGGGCATGTCAGCGATTCAGGATGATAGATATCGCATCCTTGAGATGCAGGTCAACTTGGACCTCAATGGGTATGAACATGTAGATAAAAAAGGTATTCCCACAGGCATTCATTTGCCGTATATTGTGAGTATTGAGAAAGGTACCTCAAAAGTATTGTCAATCAGACGGAACTGGTACCAAGACGATCCACTTCACATTAAGAGGGACCACTTTGTACACTACCAATACATACCAGGATTTGGGTTTTATGGGTACGGTCTTATCCATCTTATCGGTGGGTACGCTAAGTCTGCTACTATGCTTATCCGTCAGTTGGTTGACGCTGGAACTCTATCAAATCTGCCGGGTGGTCTTAAATCGCGTGGGCTGCGTGTTAAAGGCGATGACACACCGATAGCTCCCGGAGAGTTCAGAGACGTTGACGTCCCCAGTGGTTCGATCAGGGACAACATCCTGCCACTACCTTACAAAGAACCAAGCCAAGTACTCTTTGCTTTGTTTGAGAACATTGTTCAAGAGGGCAAAGCGTTTGCTTCATCTGGAGACATGTCTGTATCGGATATGTCTGCACAGACTCCCGTGGGCACAACACTTGCAATCCTAGAGAGAACACTGAAGGTGATGGGTGCAGTGCAGGCTCGCATTCATTATGCGATGAGACAAGAGTTTAAGTTACTCAAGAACATCATTGCAGATTACACACCAGCTCGTTACAACTACGACCCAGAAGAGGGTGATAGAAAAGCCAAGCGCAGTGACTATGACATGGTGGAGGTGATCCCTGTCAGTGATCCGAACGCCGCGACAATGGCTCAGAAGATTGTGACGTATCAGGCTGTGTTGCAGTTGTCGCAGCAGGCGCCGCAGCTCTATGACTTGCCACTCTTACATCGTCAGATGATTGAGGTCTTGGGTGTGAAGAACGCAGCCAAACTTGTACCTACAGAAGAGGACGAGAGACCCACTGATCCTGCGACAGAGAATGAGAACTTGCTCACCATGAAGAAGCCTGTCAAGGCATTCATTGAGCAGAACCACAACGCACACATTGCGGCTCACCAGTCCATCATCCAGAACCCAACGATCATGATGATGTTGCAGCAGAACCCGATGATGCAGCAGATCGTGGGGGCGATACAAGCCCACATCACTGAACACATTGCGATGCAGTATCGCGTGCAGGTCCAGTCTATGACTGGCATACAGTTGCCAGGCCAAGACAGTGATGACTACGACAGCAATGAGGAGAACATCTCTCCAGAACAAGCCAATCAGATCGCCATCATGATTGCTCAAGCCAGTACGCAGATGGCTCAACAAGGACAGCAGCAAGCTGCTCAACAACAG